CTTGATCAGTTCCATCCGATTGAGGATTACTCTTGGTCCGACGTTTTGTGTGGTGGCGAAGTCCACTTCTTACAAGAAGTGGGTGGCAAACTTAGAAGTATTGCCTCTCCGCACTTGCTCCACCAGTTAGTCTTGCGACATTTTGGCAAGGCTATCTATCGGGTCGTAGAATCCCTACCATGGGATTGTACGTTCGATCAGTTGAAAGCAGTACCGTTTGTTTCAGAAGCTATAAAAGAAGGTCGACGAATTCATTCCGTCGATCTGACATGTGCAACGGATTACTTCCCGTTGGATGTACAGCTCACATGTTTGCGTGCAGTGTTTGGAAATGTTCCAGACATTGAATACTTTGAGGAGATATCCAGATCTTCTTGGATGTCTGATCTTGGTATAGTTAAATGGAAGAAAGGCCAACCCTTGGGTTTGTTCCCCAGTTTTGGTTCCTTCACTTTAACTCACGGTTCTCTTTTATGGTGGTTGAATGGATGTAAGCACGAGAATATGTTCTTCGTGCTTGGCGACGATGTCGTCATTCTGGATGATGTTTTGTTCCAGAAGTATATATCCTTACTCAACCAAATGCAATGCCCGTGGTCCGAGCAGAAATCTTTGAGTTCAAGTAAACTCGCAGAGTTTGCTGGCAAGATTATCACCAGAAATGGTCACTTCGATGTAATGAAGTGGAGGAAGTTATCAGATGATAATTTCCTTGACATCTGTAGGATGTTGGGGCCGCGAAGTCGCTTGCTTCTCAGCAAGCGGCAACGTGTCGTGTTTGATGCCGTGCAACATTGCATGGCACCTTTTGGCTTGAACTTTAGTTTTCCTGGATCGAATTACCAGGTTATGTTCGAGTTAAGCTCACGAATGATGCAGCCTTCTCTTTCAGTCGTTGGCTCCCTTATGGGGCTATCGAAGGTTATTCGTAAGAACATCTACGAACGGCCTAGAGAGTTATTTAAGTATGATTTGGAAGTCATACTTGAAACACTCGCGACTTTCGACGAGAAAGTCATATCAGTGCTCCAGCGTTTGCTTAATTGGAAACCCACGAGTCGAAGAAAAAAGACCCAAACAGAGGCAGGTAAGTCAAGCCTGCTGGAAAGACATGAAACGGGAGAATAAAAC